CACTGGACTCCAGTGGACCCATTTCCGCACGTATTTGTGACTGGATATGGTGTACCTACTGCTGAGTTCAGAAGATATACGGATATAGCGTATAAGGTCACGAGGTCTAACATTTCTGTTATACCACGGGTCCTCGTCCGCTCCTATTAATGCGGTTTGTAAATGCCACAGAAATAGAGTCCGTACATCGCCCACACGGTGCACCCCGGATCGGGCCTGATAGGCCTTAACCCGAGGCATCCATGCGTGCCTGCCAAAGCGGGCAGTTCTAATCAATTTCCTCCCATAAGCAAAATGCGGATGTATCCACACTCCGCTCATGGAATCCTTATTATACGGTATAAGCGGGAGACTCTCACTCAAGACGATCGAGTGAAGCAGCCTCTGAAGCTTCCCGTATGGTTCAGACACTGTCATCATCGAATTAACGAGATGACACCAAGTAGCCTTTCGGCTATCAAGGTCCCGGATATACCGGGGGGTTATGTCTGTTCCCCTCCACCAGAATTTACCGCAGGATTCCCGAAAGGGCCCTGAGATAAATGTTTTCTCTGGATTAGGAATAAAGCCGAGAAAGTCAAGCAACGCTATTAATCCATCTGCAAGATCACGTTCAATGATGATATCATCACCATAAACAGAAAAGGCAGTAGAACCCATAGCGTAACAAGCAGCAGAAAACACAAGAGTTTCAATAGTGAATGTAGCACCGTTCCCCATAGAGGAGAACTTGTGGTACGCTTCACGTTTTGACAGATACATCTCATAGTACTGTGAGCGGATTGCTCGCAGGTATGAGAACCATTCCTCGGGAAAGAGGAGGCATGTCGTATTGTACGACAGCGTATCTGAGGCCATTGAGAGATCGATAGTAGCGAGTTCATCGCGTATCGAGCCCTCTCTCGCCAATTCTTGGTTTTTGGTCTGGTCATAGAGGTTAACTCCTCGTTGACATAAGGATCGCTTCGCATACTTATCAAAAGCAAGTTGAAGTGGCAGATTGCCATCAGGCTCGCAAGCGATAGTACGCTCGGTTTTCCATGACTTAGGTACAAATGCTACACGGTTTCTCGATAAGAGCCGCCCCCCCAGACCATCGTACCCATAGTATCGGGCAAGACAGTTCAGGTAAGGGAAAGCTCCCGGAGTACACATCATCCGCTTGGTTATTTTCAAGTGGGGATATGCGCGCCGGCGAGGCCGTGCCGCAGTGGCGCCTGTTGTGACCCTAACTAACTTGGGTAGTTCATCAAGAAAGTCGCGGTAGTCCCCTAGTACGCTAGAAATCCATCGCTGCATCTTCTCGACCTTAAACGCCAGATCCGGGAAATTCTCCGGCTGACGATAGAAGGTATCGAGTCGATCATTGGTCAGTGCGCACAGCTCCTCCCCCGTCTCGAAAGACAGGAGAGCAGCCAGGCGTGCTTCCAACGGAGCAGTAAAAGATGCATTCTTTTTAAAGAGTGCTTCTAGCTGTAACAAGGTTCTTGCCGCTTCTGCACATGTTACATCGTGCGCAGAAAGATCACCACAGGATGCCAGTTGACGATAGTCGCGAGCTCGAATAAACCCGAGCAAGCGGTTGTATACGTCTTCTGGCAATGTTGCTTTTCGGTCTTGCAGGTAACATCGACTTATGTCATACGTTACTTGAGTCGGTTCCATTGCGGAATCCTCCTTTTGAAGTTAAAGTTAATCTGGCTGGCGCTTGTTCTTGCGTTCAGCCTTCCGAGATTTCCACCATTTGTAAATCTGGCGGACAATCTCCAGTAGCCCGACTAATTCAGATTTCTTTAAATTAGCCATTCTTGCGTGCTCACCGTATTGGTGAACTCATCACTCGCAACAACATCGCGAAAGATGGCAAGAGCTGCTGTAACATCGCCCGGTATCCCATTTACGGGACGCCGGCCTTTTGCTTCAAATAAGACCTTACTGGAAAGCAATTCGCCCGCTGCATCTTCCGTAGCAGAAAGGACTTGAATTATGTCCTCAATGACGGAAGTAGCTCCAGTAGCTGTTTTCCTACGTTGGATCACTAAGCGCGGTTCTGCCGCCGTGTGACCTGTGTAGGTGTACGTACGAGAGTTTCCATTATCGGCAAACTCTGTGAGTGACGTGCTCATCGCCGCCATAATTCACCTCCTAGGTGAGTTTTGATGCCTGCTGAACTATTAGCGCAACAAGGTCGATGACCTTGAGCGCATCTAGATTAACATGCACCCGCGGAAGGATGGGGATGTAACGTGGCTGTCTTATCCTGCTCGTAATAGTATACCGTCCACTAAGCTCGCTCCAGTTACTTGAGAAATTCGTAGCCGGGGGATGGGCAACTACGCTGTAGTTGTTCCAAACCCTAGAGACGACCTCAATTCCTGTGGCAGCCGTGTAGGTGCTATCAGTTGCAAGAAAGGACAGAGCATTAAGAGCACTACCCACATTAATGATCCAATCCAACACGAAACTGAACCTGGTAAGTTCCCAGGAAGTTGTCGCAAGGTTAAGGATCACGTGTGGAGGTACAAAGTCGGCTATTAGATAACCTCTCACTTTAATCTCACGTTGCACAATCTCCTCGCGGAGAATGTGAAAGTGAGCAAAGTTGAGCACAGTGTCCACTTCGGACAGGGTGGTAGTTACATTTTGACCAACTCGCTCTTTATACCGCGTACGGGTTTTATCATCGATACTTCTCAAAACGTTGTTGATATCTTCGATATCATACAACAGGATGCGCCATCCATACCGTCCCTCCAACCACTGGTTGAAGGTTCGGCGGGCAGCACTACCCCACCGTGTTCTCCGATAGTCGGTAGCCAGCTTCGAAAAGCTAGTTACGACATTCCGGAACATAGCGGCGGTCTTGTGAAGCTCTGCAAAGAAAGTGAGGGCGTCCCACCCCTGGCCATAAAGTTTACTGGCCGCGGCTTGGACAAAGTAGTTGGCATCAATGCCAGCTTCTACCACACGATCTTCCGCATTGACGGACTCGATAAGCGTATCTACCTTTAAACTATAACATAAAGGTAGTGCCCGCAAATCTTTCCAAGCAACTTGGTTCCAACTCCGACCGATAGTATAACGGTCGAAATAGGTGTCGAGTACACTTGGTCCCTCAAGGTCTAAATCGGTGCTTACGTACCGATAAGGCGTATAAGGAAGAAGTTCGCCTCGATTCTTGCGAGCATGAAAGTCGTCTAGAAGTCTTCCTTGGAAAACTTCAAATGTCGGCTCACGGCTCGTAGGGCCTAAAACTGACCATGCCGACCAATCACTATATCCTATTACTTTGGATCTAGCTTGGGTAGCGTGGGAGTCAAGGTCATAAATGTCAAACCCTTTCGGGTTAGGCGTTCCAGAATCGATCGATAAAGAACCCATACTAATCTCACAGTTACAACCGGCGCGTCCCGCGACGCTTACCTTGTAGGCATAGCCGGATCCCGGAGCCATAATGGACTCACAGCACACTCCCGAAGAAAGAGGAGCAGAGGTCGTAGACAGCCAAACTCCAGGACTCACCGTTAGGTGAGGATCCTCATGTTTGG